GGTCAACGCTTGGAAATATCGTGAGCTGGTCTTACATTCTGTGAGGATGTATGATATGGAGAGAGAAGCAAGTTAAAATACTGTTACTAACTCTAACTTATCATAATTACTTTGACTAAAATACAGAAATACGCTAGACCCTTTAAAAATCTAGCGTTATCGACATGCCGTCTTTTGTAACAATAATTTCTTTTATGATATTTTTGACAATTTTTGAAGCATCTTCGTAGCTTAATTTTTCAACATCGAAGTCCTTTAGTAGCCGTGTTAGCTTTCTCTTTCGGATGCTCAGAACATTCGATTTTTGATTTTCGAGCTGTTCTTCCAGGAATTGCCTTTCTGTTTTGATTTTATCATTTTTCTCGTCCAACTCTTTCCGAGTGATGATTTCGTCCAAGTACAATTCTGTTAATTTTGAGACTTGATTATTTATCCGTTCGAGTTGTTTCTTTATCTCCTCGACCTTGATAGTCTCTTCTTTCTTAGCGAGTGTCTCATTTTTATATTTTGGATCAAATTTAATTCTTTCAAGTTCCTTGATTACACCCCTTTCAAGTTCCTCTTTAGAGTACCACCCTGATTCGCATCTTTTTTCTAAATCTTTGCTGTGTCGGTTCCTGCATTGGTATTTATGATGAGAGATTCCATTCTTGTCTTTTCTTGTATATCTCAGACCAAGTGAAGCACCACAATATCCGCATTTCATTAATCCAGAAAGCATATACTTTGCCCTGAACGGCCTTGGATTGTTATATTTTTCATAGGCTGAAATCTGCCTTCTTTCGACTTCAAGCTGGACTAAGTCAAACAATTCTTGAGTGATAATTGGTTCATGCTGCCCCTCGTATACCTTATCTTTGTACTTTACTTTTCCCAAATAGGTTTCATTTTTCAGCAAGTATTTCGTGATTGTTTCGCCCCAAGGTCTTTTTCTTCCAACGTGACCTTCAGCATTTAAGTCTCTGATGATCTTGACTACTGGCTTACCGTTCAAGTATTCCGTGAAAATACGGTTGACAATGAGCGCTTGGGTCGGATTCACTGATAAGACGCCAGTTTCTTTTGAGTAATCATAGCCGAATGGTATTGTCGTCCATGACATGGATTTTCCATTCTTTGCCCGTCCTTCTTTTCCTAATATCATACGCTCTTTAATCTGCTCACGCTCCAGCTGAGCGAATACTGATAGCATACCGATTGAAGCCTTGCCGAAAGGCGTAGAAGTGTCAAAGTTTTCTTGCAAGCTGATAAATGCCACATCGTTTTTAGCAAACACATCTTCAATCAGAAACAGAGTATCTTTCTGGCTACGACTGAGGCGGTCTAGCTTGTAGACTAGCACTATATCGACTTTCTTGCGCTTCACGTCTGAGATTAAACGCTCCAATTCAGGTCTTTGAGTGTTAGCACCTGAGAAACCACCATCAACGTAGACATCGTAGATTTTCCAGTCTTTGATTTTACAGTAGGCTTCAAGCTTGTCTTTCTGCTCATCGATAGAGTAACCCTCTTCCACCTGCGAAGTAGTGGACACCCTGACGTAGATTGCGACTTTATTCGTTGTTTTCATTGAATTTGTACCCCTTTTTTGATAAAATAGGTACAAGAAAACGTCTCAAAAGGTAATATCTTTTGAAAAGTTTTTCTTGCCACTAGCCTCACGCTCGGAGTCGCCAAACTTTGAGAGCGTGGGGCTTTTTTGAGTTATTTCCATTTTGGAAACAGTTGGTTTTATTCTTTCGATAAGTGTTGTTGAAGAATTAAGGCCACGTTGGCTTTCTCTTCCTCTGTCATAGGAGGTTCGTTTGGATCGTCTACCGAAAACTCGATAGCATGCCATTTATCATTTACTCTAATCCACTCTCTTCGTCTGTGGCATTTGCAATCTAGGTTGTGTTTAATCACTTCCATCGGTCTACTTTCGTTACTCATGTTATTTCTCCCTATACACACTGACAACTTCCCCAATAGTTCGGATGTCGTTGCTTTCGTCTAGGTGTATATCCTCATAATCTGGATTCAAGCTTTCCAGATATCCCTGACGCAGTTTCTTAACATAGTTAGCGCCGTCTACTTGGAAGATGCCGATAGTGTTATAATCAACCTGTTGGGTATTCTTTATAAAAAGATAGTCACCATTCTTTATCTTTGGCTCCATAGAGTTGCCGACGACATAAGCGATAGCGTCGTAGTCGTCTGGGATTTCATCCTCATAGAACGAAACCTCCATATCTAAATCGTCGTCCTGTATCGAACCACTACCAGCAGAGACAACCCCAGTAACACGTCGGTAAGTAGTCTGTCTGTAGTCGTCCAGTCTGATGATGTTCTCCGATACTTCGTTTATCTTCGTTTCTTCTTCGTTTTCTTGACTCTCCAGAAGCTCCTCAGATGTCCGTAGCACGATTTTTTTATTGTCAGTATTTAATTTTCGAGCTGTATTTGTAATTTCTTCTAAAAGGGAGTCTGACGGTTGTGCGGTAAAAATCTTGTTTTCGATAAGGTCAGATTTATTTATATTAAAATAGTTTGCCAAAAGTTCAATTTTACCAATACGAGGATAAGTTATTCCTTTCAGCCAGTCGCGAACTGTAGTGTATTTTAAATCCAAGTCTGCACATAATGTATTTCTGTCTACCCCTTTTTGCTCCATGTAAAAACTTAGATTATTGGCAAAAATTTCTTTATTTTCGACTTTCATTTCCGCCCCTCCTTATATAGTATATTTTACGGCAAAAACGCAAAAAAGTAAAGAATAAAATAAAAAATTGCGAAAAAAACGCAAAAAACACTTGACATTGCGGTTAAACCGCAGTATAATATAATCAAGCTTAAGGAAATAACAAAAACAAACCGGAGGGAAACACCATGAACACATTAAACGAGAAAGCAATCAACATCTTTAAAGCAGTAGCTAAGGAAACTTTAATCCAAGGTACTTACGAGGAAAACTTCCTCTACAGCCAATTTGAAACATTCTGTACTAACTGCCGTCAATTCGCTTTTGGATGGACAGAGTTAGCAGAGGAGATTGAACGCCAAGAGCGTTACCTTCTCGATTCTGGTTTCACTCAAGAGGAAATCGATGACATTCGTTTTGATGCAGCATTTGCAGGAATGCTTGATAAATTAAATGTAGCCTGATTGGTATCACCAAGGTTCGAATCCTTGGCAGGTTGTTGCTCATAGAGCAAAATAAAAAAGACAAGGAGGTGGGAAGATGAACGAACTAGAAAGAACAGCCCTCAACGAGATATTGAGGACTGTGACATATATTGCTGAGAAGTTGGATGAACTAGATTCTAAGATTTCGTTGAGCATAAATGACAATCAAGAGAAAAAATTTACTGATAGGAGTAGAAGATGACTGAAGAAGAAACAATTGAATTATTGAAATTCTTATCGACAGACTACGGACGAGGGTATCTAGTTGGGTTAGCTAGTGGACTTTCAATACTTTTGAAAATTTTAAAAAAAGCAGAGTAAGTACCCTACTTTCATCAGAATTACCTCGTTAAGAAAGGAGAATAGAATGAACGAACTAGGACTAATCATAGTAACAATCGTAAATGTAGTTTGTGCTGTAATAAATCTATTTTGCTTTATTAAAGACAGGATGGAATGATTTAGATTTAGAAAGATAATGAATTTGTCTGTTGGTCTTGACCTTGATAGTATGTGGAGGTTCGTTAAGGTAGTATGACAACTTTTCAAACGAGTATGGATTTAATTCTATTTCATCTTCAAATGGTGTAGAGTACCATTCTACGTTAAAAAAGGTCTGCGTACTACTAATCAAACCAAAAGGGTCTGATTTTTTCTCAGGGAGAGCAATAGCTGTATTAAATCCGTTGTCAAAAATTTCTTTTCCGTTTTTGTCAAACAGTTGGATATTTTTGATTACGACATTTGAGTTGGATTGGTTAGACAAAACAAAACTGTATTGATAACAAGAGTATTCGTTCATTCTCTTTTTATGGAATTTAGAAATACTCAATTTCACTCTATTGACTTTCAAAGAGTAAATCAAGCTAACAACACCAGTAATAGCACCAAGCCAGGCGGCAGAAATATTCAAAATATCAATCAAACTAAACATCAGAATTACCTCGTTTTTGATTTCATTATATCATAAACAGAAAGGAGGACGGATGGAAGAAACAATAAACGAATTTCTAAAATTCAGAAGCCAGTTTACAAAACGAGAATGGATTGAAATTAACCAAGTTGTCGAAGCTCGTTTAAATGAAAAAGCCGACCAGTTGAAACTGGACGACTCAGATGTAGAAATCATTTCTAAAAGACTAGGACGGTCTATCTAAAGAAAGGGTCAAACAAATGGCAACTAACAGAACTATATCAGTAAATACATCAGAGCATGATGTATTGTTGACGGCAAGAAAAAACCACCCTGCTGTATTCGTCGATGGAATGTTTCTCGACGGAGTTGAGCGAGTGGAATTTACCAATCATTATCTGGAGAAGTGTGAAGTTGTTTTAACGTTTAACGATAGAGTTGAAACCAATCCCTTCCCTCTAAACGATATTACTTTATTAGAAAAGTTATTTGGTCAGAGTTCGAACGGTCAATCTTTACGGGATATTGTCGTGCAAACTCTTGAAGATGCTGATTAGCATCTAAACCATCAAAAAAAGAAACATGAACACTAAAACTTTCTTTTCCGTTTTTCTTGGTTCTATCAAATTCTTTGCCAAGGACGATTAAAGAAGTTTCTAGCTGGTGATCAGTCATAACATTACCTCCTTTCTGACTACATTATAGCAGAATTGCGAGGAACAAATAGAAAAATAAGGAGGTAGGAACGTGTCGAAAATGACATTAAAAACACTAAGAACACTCAAAAACTGGAGACAAAGTGATGCGGCAGCAGCTGTGAATGTATCAGTTGATACATGGGGGCATTGGGAACGTGGGATAACAGAACCTAGTGTTTCGAAAGCATATCAAATCGCTAGTGTTTTCGATGTATCAGTAGATGATATTATTTTTTTACCTGATATTGCGGTTTAACCGTAACAAAAAAATAGAAATGGGGAAGAATGATTGAAAATAAGTGGAGAGAAAGGGGATTAAATATGAGGTATGCAGTATATAATCAGGAATACTCATGGGAATTACACATCTTTGAATAATGCTTATGCTCAAGACAAACGTTTAAAGGCAACAACGATAGGTATCCTTACAGTAATCTTGATGAATAAGTCTGATTGGGTTGTGTATCCTGACGAGATTGCACGACGTCTAGGAATAAGCAGGCGCACCGTAGATGAGCACTTTAAGCTTTTAGAGAAAGCAGGCTATCTCAGAGTATATCGCTTAGGGTTAGGCAGAGGTAAAGGCGTAACGGTATATAGATTTTTTTCAGATATGCCTATTTCAGATGATTACTTTGAGTATCTAAAAACTAATCTTGAGAAAGAGTTATCCACAGATAACGGAGTTTAAAAATACAGTTGGAAAATATTGCCATGTGTAAAATTGCCATGTGTAAAATTGCCATGTGTAAAATTGCCATGTGTAAAATTGCCATGTGTAAAATTGCCCTCTAATAAGTACTAACTATACAACAAGTACTAACTATACAATAATCTAAGCCTAACGGCACTAACTTAGTAATAACTACTAACTTACAACAAACTAATACTTCTCTAAAAAATAAAAGAGAGAAATTTCAATTTTAGGACTTTGAAAAATAGGAAAGGAGAAAAAATGAGACCAAGACGATATCCGTATAGTGGGAAAAAAGAGTCCACCTTTGTAAAGGCAGACCCTGAGTTAGTTGAAAAACTTTTAAGAAACACTAGTTTTCTTGAGCGTTTACAAAAAAAGCATATCAATTTTCAGATAGACTCAGAAGAATTTAAGCGTCTTAGCTATGAAGCCATTCATGATACTTCTCAAGTAACTCAATAGTAGTTATTACAGAAGTCAAACCACTGACCTTCCCCAGTTGCAATCCGTCTGTATGGTCAATCTGTTTAGTAGCTTCATTAGCTTTAGCAGAGATAGCTTGCATATCTTCAGCTGTTAAAGATTCTCGAAAATCTTTAAAGGATTTCATAAAAACTCCTCCTTTCTATTGGAATTTTGACTAAAACGTGAGAGGTCCTAGTCAAGAGTATTATAGCAATTTAGGAGGATATTACATCAGTCTTGAGACTGATATAGGAGGTTGAATGGAAGATAAAATTATCGAACTTGCTGACTACTTCATCAGCGAATCTACAACGTACAGAGAAGCTAAAATAGCGTGTGAGAAGCTATTGAAACAAGTCAGCCATGAGATAGAACTCAGGGCAATGGAAAGTAAGACAGTCTAGAAGACAACAAAAAGCACCTGACGGCAATCAGGCGCATACTAAAAAACTTTACAAGAGGATTATAACATGAATATGAACTTAAATACAAATGAAATTTTAACAACTACTGAATATGATATGTTTCGCAAAATTAGTAATAGAAAAATAACTGAAAATCCTAAATTGGAAGAGGAGCTACTTTCTGAGGGACAACGTCAGCCGATTTTGGTAAATGAAAAAATGGAAGTTATCGACGGGCAACATCGTCTTTATTACTTGAGAAAACATAGAAAACCAGTGCGCTACATAATTGATCCGACCGCTAATTTCAAGACAGTAATTTCGATGAATACATCAGCTGTCAACTGGGCATTACAAGATTATGTGTATTCGTTCGCTTTAGAGGGAGATCCTGAATTTGTTAAATTAGCTAAATTTTTAGACGAGAACGAATTGCTTAGTGACAAGATGGTAATCGTAGCTGGTTCAGGAAGACGTGATGGTACGGCAGCACACGTAGTCAAAAAATTAAAAAAAGGCGATTATGTATTTTCAAACGAAAAACAGTTAAGAGAATTTTGTAAGTTCTACGAACGCGTTTTAAACGAAACAAAACTGCCTAACAAACCATTTTTACAATCTGTTTTATGGACTTTGTATACAACATCAGTTTTTGATGAAAACAGAATGTTGACACAATTGAAGAAATCAGATTTGACATCAGAAGATATCGAAGGATTTGCAAAGAAAAAATTGCTATTAACTTTTTTAGAGCTATACAACGGAAGATGGAGTGACGATCATCCTTCTTTAATTCAATACTTTATCAACAGAAAAGGGTCGTTAACAATTCCTAGTTTGCCTAAACAAGATGAAGATAATTAAAAAAGTAGGAAGATAAAATGAAAGTCACAGTATATGCTTACGGCCGAAAATTAGAACCAGATGAACCAATTATCATCCCAGAAAATCATCGTTTTTATGACATTTGGAACGGAATTGTAAATGAAATGCTCGACAACGAGGAGGATGTAGCTTAATGAAACTACTTACTAAATTAAAACTCAGACTTGAAGGAGTTCTTAAATCAGTCAACCTTGACTGGAGAGAGGTTGCTATTGAGGTTAGCAATGACCTTCTCGAAGAGCGCAAACGTCGTTTTATGCGTGAGCAAGAAAACCATGACTTGAAGCAGGAGCTTGCTGCCTACAAGTACAAAGAAAACTTTGATATCAAGGCTAGACTGCAAGGAGAAATGTAGATGTACATTATATCGATTTATGTCAAGAATACTGAAACTGGAAACGAGGATTTCAGTTTGATTGGACGTGATTTCTTACCGACGGGGCACCAAGACTATATTGCAAGAGTTTTTGGAACAAAAGAAGAAGCGATTGATTACTTAAAATCTATATATTACATCGCATCAGGTGTTCATGGTAACGATTGGGTTTATCAAAATGAAAAACTACCAGAAATTGAGTCACGTTGCCGAATTTGGAAAGTAGGAGAATAAAAGGAGAACAATATGTTTAAAGCACTAAAAACAATCAAAAAAATCAAACAGCTTCAGAAAGAAATGCACGACGCAAGCGTAGCATTCCTACTTATGCAAGACCTCGGTTTGGTTCCTGATAGCGAAAAAGGAAGAACCATAGCTAAATCGTTTTATGATGTAAGCCACATGATCAAGGACGTCTTAGACGGCAAGTCGGTAGATGAAGCCATGAAACGTCTAAATAGCGAAGTGAAAATTGAAGATGTGGAGCAGGAAGATGACTAGAATTGAACTTGAAAACCGTGTCTGGCTTTTGGCTAATCATGAAGAAAAAAACGAATTGCTGGATCTTGGGCTAACGTCAAAGGCCAGATATGTGAAACGAGTGCTGGAACTTGGAAAGGTGTATGCGCATGTTTGATTACGACAGAGATATAATGCAACCGCCTGAAGAACGAGAAGAACTTGACCCAGCTGATTGGATTTTCAGCGCTGGTCAATGGATCTATGTAGGAGATTGTTAGCCTATGAATAGAGAGCATTTAGAGCGTGAAAATTGGAATTTGAAGAAGACGAAAGGTAGAAAGAAATGAAAAAACGATTATATTACAAAAAATGGAAACAAGAACTTAGAGAAGCAATGAGAGAAGAAATTGATGGCGATTATCTAACCGAGAAAATGGTTAGAAAAATGAGTATTAGCGATATGTCACACTATTTGAACCGATTAGCATTAGAAGAAGCTGGATACTGTGGGACAATGTTTAATTACTAAAAGAAAAAGAGAAGAAAATGACTAATAATCAATTAGCAACACAGACAAAACGTAACATCACTACTGACCCAAGTTTATTGACCGGGGCAGACATCAAAAAGTATTTTGACCCACAAAACCTACTGACTGAAAAACAAGTAGGTCAGGCGCTAGCCTTGTGTAAAGGTCGCAATCTTAACCCATTTGCTAACGAGGTCTACATTGTAGCTTACACAAACCGTAATGGGGGCAAAGAGTTTAGCTTGATTGTCTCTAAAGAGGCTTTCTTGAAACGTGCCGCCCAATGTAAAGACTATGAGGGCTTTGAGGCTGGAGTAGTGGTAGTAGACAGTGAGGGTGTTGTGCACGAACGCAAAGGGACAATCATGCTCCCAGGAGATACACTGATAGGCGGATGGGCTAGAGTGCACCGCAAAAATTTCAAGGTACCTGTGGAAATTGTTGTCAGTCGTGAGGAATATGACAAGAAACAAAGTACATGGAACACCATGCCAGCTACCATGATCAGGAAAGTGGCTCTAGTAAATGCTCTTAGAGAGGCTTTCCCTGAGGACTTGGGTAACATGTACACAGAGGACGACGGTGGAGAGACATTTGACCGTATCAAAGACCTCACACCTCAAGAGAGCCGTGAGGATGTCGTGGCACGCAAGATGGCCGAGATTGAGCAATTCAACAAAGAGCAAGAGGCAAATCATGCAGATCCCGAACCTGCTCAAACCGAGGAAACAATCCAGGGCGAGTTGCTAGACAGTGAACTTGAATATTAGGAGGACAACATGCAAGAATTACAGGTTATTGATGATAAGAAAATCAATAAAATCTATGAGATGATCACAACGGATGAACTTACTAGAGAGTCTTTTGAAAAAGACCTCATAGAGGCTACTGAGAAGTACAAGGACTATATTCCTACAGCTGGAACTCTCAAAGACGACAAGGCAAAGCGGGCTGAATTTAACAAGTTAATTGAGTCTAAAAATCGTATCCGTATTGACACTAAAAACTTACTATCAGAGACAGCTAACACATGGGATAGTTATGCTAAGTCAATTATTGACCCATTTGCAACCGTAGTTAGTGAATTTGACAAAGGTATCAAGGAAATCGAAGAACATCAAAGACAACTAAAAATAGATACGGTTAAGAGTTACCTAGCCAACAAATCAGCTGAGTACATGTTGGATCCTCGTCTCTTTGACGAAAAGGCCCTTGAGTATGTCAAGGCTGGCGATTTCATGGCAGATGGCGTGACGCTTAAAAAAGCCACTATGAAGTCACTTGATGACATGGTCACATTTGAGTTTCAGAAACAGCAAGAATTTGAAAAGGCTAAGTCAGCTATTTCAGGGTTATGTGCTGAGTATGGCATGACTGACTCACCTTACATTAGACAGCTGAAAAACTTGACTCTTGCTGAAGTCTTTGAACAAATCAAAGCTGATTATGAGTTTGAAAAGCAAAAGGAAGAACTCAGACAGGCTCAAGAACGAGCAGAGCGATCTAATCAGGAGCTTTTAGCAGCCCAACAAACCAAACAGCAAGAACAGGCTCCAAAATCAACGGAAACCCCAAATTTTGACCCAGAAACGAGCAAAATCTTGGACGGTGGACAAATCCTCCAAAATGAGCCTAACGCTCTTAGAGGGGCTGAAAATGACCTAAAACGATATGCCCAAAAAATGACTTTAGAGGTGTATTTTGTAGACACAGCCGAAAAAGACCGTTTCAAGACTGGTCTAAGTAAACTCGGATTTGATTTTAAAAAGAACTATCAAGTCAGCGGTTATCAACGTATCGATCCATTAACTCAGGCTGAGCTAAATGAACAATGTGGGTGGTAAGTATGACAGAAATTGAAAAAATTTCAGAAGAATTGGCTGAATATGGGGTGCCTGATGAGTTAATAGGAAAAATAGAGGACCTATTAGCGACTCTGTATGGCGAAAAAAGGAAATTGGAGATAGAAAAATCTTGGATATTTCTCCAGAGTCAATGGGGAGGTAACCATGGACATTAGAAAAATATCTGACAGCGTAGCCATCTACTCGGACGGCAAGAAATTGCAGGTTATCCACAACCTAGGGGATGAGTTTATCCTAGATTTTAAGGTGGGAGAGGATAGCGTCTGGAACCTCAATGGCCAAGTCGTAGAAATTATTGACACGGTTGAGCCTGTTTTTAAAGTCTGTGGATTTTGCTCAAAAGCTGGGGAGGATATGCAGCGCTTAAAGCATGCAATCCTCCAATTTGAAGAATTTGAGCAGTATATCAGAGACAATCAGGATGACCTCATGGTCTGGTGGCACAACCCAGGAGGGGAATATGAATTTTAGAAAGAGTGATTTACTTAATTATAGACAACTTTGGTGGCTTGATAAATTTCTAGTGGGCCATAAAGGATATATTGCTGGAGGTTGCTTTAAGAATATTTTTAATGGCGAACCAGTTAAAGACCTAGACATATTCTTTGAAAACAACCAGGATTTTATCGAAGCTCAGAGATATTATAAACAACTTATAAAAGAGAAACCAAAAGACTGGAAATTTTCGTACGAAAACAAAAATTGCTGGTCTATATATTCTATAAAAGATAAAGTTCGTTTAGAGCTCATCAGAAACACATACGGAAATCCAAAACAAGTTATTTCAAATTTTGATTTCACAATAACGAAGTTTGCTTATTACAAAAATTATGACAATTTGGATGAAGATGATTATATGGCTGTTTTTGAAGTCACATTTCATGAGGATTTCTTTGAGCACTTGCACACAAAACGTTTAGTTGTTGATAATGCTTTGCCGTATCCCATAAGTACATTTAATAGGATGTTGAGATATGCCAAATACGGTTATCAGCCGTGTAGAGAAACGAAAATAAGAGTTGTCACAGAGTTGGCTGCATTAGACCCCGAAGATGAAAAAGATTTTGAGGAACAACTTGGAAAAAGCTTGTACGAAGGGATGGATTAGATGATTAACAACGTTACACTGGTTGGGAGGCTTGTAGCGCCTCCTGATCTACGAAAAACGCCTAACAATGTATCTAGCTTGCAGGGCACGCTTGCAGTCAATCGCAATTTCAAAAATGAAAATGGAGACCGTGAGGCTGATTTTATCAATTTCCAAGCGTGGAGAGGTACAGCTGACATCATTGCTCAGTATTGCAGCAAGGGCTCTCTTATTGGGCTCATTGGACGCATACAAGTTAGATCTTACGAGAAAGGCGGTCAGCGTCGATATGTGACTGAGGTAATCGCTGAGAGTGTAGTTCTGCTAGAGAGTCGCAACAGTCAGCACGGACAAGGCAACAGTTTCCAAAATGGGAATAGCTCACCTTTTACCGATCCTAACCCCTTTGACCTCCCAAATGACGGTTTGCCGTTTTAGGAGGTATATATGTCAAAAATTAAAATTCTTGACGCTTGCTGTGGCAGTCGTATGTTTTGGTTTGATAAAAACGAAAGTCACACAATTTTTATGGACATTAGGCAAGAAACATTTGAGATACATGACAAAAAGGTCAATGTAGACCCTGATATTATCGGTGATTTTCGTGACATGCCTTTTGAAGACAACACATTTAATCTAGTTGTGTTTGATCCACCACATCTAAAATGGGCTGGACCTAATTCGATAATGAAAGCTCAGTATGGACAGCTGGACAAAGTTACCTGGTCGGAAGATTTGGCCAAGGGTTTTGAAGAATGTCTGAGAGTTCTAAAAGTTGGCGGCACACTAGTCTTTAAATGGTCTGACCGTCAGATAAATGTAAAGAAATTACTAGAGGTGATACCATTCAAGCCCTTATTTGGTCAGCAAAGAGGCACCACACACTGGCTAACGTTTGTAAAGTTTGAGGAGGACAAGAATGGAGTGGACGGATTGGGTGGATTGGAAACCTGAAACCAAAACGGACATTAAAACCAAAATTGAAAATGACGGGTACACTTTTCCACACTATGACAAGAAAAACAACGGCGTCAAGTACGTCATCTCTACACTGGACATCAAACGAGACTGTCTAAGACTTGGAGTACCGTTTGAAGATGTGTACCCTTTGCAAACGACACTTTTTTAACAGGAGAAAGAACATGGCAAGTAAAATCAATGTGACAGAACGTATTGCTATCATCATTGAGAAACAAAAAATAGAGGTCGTTACGACTCTAAACTATGATATGAGCATTAGCTTTGATAACAAAGACACGGCTCCTACACTAGATGACAATGGTGACCTTTTTGAACCGGTCTACAAGTGTAAAGCTAAGGCAATTCCCAAAAATGATGTATTTTTCACTTCATTAACACGAGTCAAGAGCAACATCAAGACGCTACAAGAGGTTAAAAAATTCTTTGAGTTCGTAAACGAAAACAGAAAAAATCTCTTTGAGATGGCAGGATTTAAGGGGGCTCTTGAATGAAATTAACCCTAAACATTGAGCCTAAACCTCAATCACGGCCGCGATTTGCGAGGCGTGGGAATTTTACCACTACTTACGAAGACAAGGACATGAAATCCTGGCGCAATAACTGCCAGTTGCTGATTGCTAATCAGTACATGGGGCAGCCTATTCTTGAGGGAGCACTGAGGGCAAAGGTTAGATTTTACATCAAACCTCCTCAGTACATTTCCAAGGTCAAGAAGAACCAGCAGGCCCTCCTAGATGAAATCATCCCAGTAGGCAAAAAGCCTGACATTGACAACTACGAAAAAGCCCTATATGACAGTATGTCAGGGATCGTATTCCAAGACGACGGTCAGATAGCTCTGCATGATGTAGGCAAGTTCTACAGCTTAAACCCTCGCATAGAGGTAGAGGTGGAGGTCATGGAATGGAACGCATGAGGCGAGATTATGACTGAGTATTTGAAGAAATGAGGAAATTAAGATGACAAAAACTATCGAACTACCAGACTATTATGAACCCGATTGGGGAAATGCAAGATACGGAACATTAGAAGAACTAAAAGAGCTGTTGCTCTATAAGCGTATCGTGGAATGGGATAAAGATTTTTTACTACTTGAAGATGGGACAAAAGTCACTATTGAAATGTCTGAAAGTGATTGCTGTGCCTCAGCAGGTGGGGAGTTTCAAAATGTTTCACTTGACGCTGTAATCACTAATGTTGAAATTGGAGAACAGGAAGAAATCCCTGACCATTGGGGAGCGGGTTATAAAAACAAAGTAACCATCTTCCACAATCAAAATCCTGTAGCTATCGCTAACTGTGAGGCAGAACATAATGGCTATTATTATAGCGTGGGCTCTCTAGTGATTGGTGATATTCATTTCCCAGTAGTCCATGCTTAGGAGGCTGATATGAGAATTAAGACGGAAAGCGGAGGAGTTGGAAGATGATGGAAGAGTTAAAGCAAAAAGTTAATGAAGTATACAACTGGACGGTAGAAGACGGGAAGCCGCAACCTCCCAAGCAAGATTTACCACAAGCAGTGAAAGACCGGGCGGACTATTTTTGGGAAATGGCAGAAGATGGTATGACGTTTATGGGAGCGATGGAATGCATCTTCGCTGATGAAAAGCCTACCGACTATGATTTGGGAGCTACTAAGGGTTGGTTGCCAAAATCTAAGGAGTTTGATGATTGGGTTGGCTATTCGCCAAGCATGGCTCAGGTAGTTATTGCAGTTTATTTGATTTATAGAGGAAACTAAGATGAATAAGCAGGAATTGATTAAAAAATTAGAGGAACGAAGAACAATAATTGGGAATTTTCAAGGTTATGCAGTTTGGTGGAAGGATGTAAAAGAAATCTTTGAACAACTAGACGAACTGCAACCAGTCAAAGTTCCGCAGTGTGTGGCGGAATATATAGAATTTAAAAAGAAAAACAATTTTCATGTTTACGGTGCAATGAGAGTAATTGAAGATCATTATGATAAGAAAGTTCCTGATTGGTTTTACGAAAATAACATCGAAAAATTCTGTCTTGCTTGGCTTAACGGCTACGAGGTCGAAAAAGAGAAGCGGTATTTTGTTAAGATTAAAGGGAATATTAAAGAAAATATGTTGGTTTATGGAGAACTTTTGAAAAGGTATTTCTTTACAAAAAGCTTTATTTTAGACGATGTTATATATTCCCACACTCGTAAAGAACTAGAAGACGCAAACTTCGGCTGGGTGTTTGATTGTGAAGGAATTGAGATTGAGGAGGTGGAGTGATGACACAAACACTTGAAGAAGGAATGAAGAATCAAAGTAAATGCATAAAAGTCCCAAGGGAAATCAGACCGTTTGATATAGGGTATCGAATAGTGAACAAATACGGTCAAGCGCTCGCTTTAAGAAATGGGGCAAGTATATTCGATTTGCCTTTTCTGGCTGAAAAAGCTATAGAAAAAGAGTTTGGGAAGAATGATCCAGACTTTGACATCGGAAAGCATTCTGTTGAAGAGGTCGCTATTGTCAATTTAAGTAAATTTCATAGTTACTTTGAGGGGGTGGAGTGATGTCATGTAGTGAAAATTTAAAAAAAGAAAAAGAATTGACTGCTGCTATTTCAAATTTCAAGATAGAAGTCTTACAAAATGATGATAAATTGAGCAGTCTATCATTAAGCAACATCAAAAGGCAAGCAAGGGATCTATATGAATGCTTAGTATGGTTGCAGTATAATGCGGAGGAATCAGGTAGATGAGTTATGATTTGGAAATATTAGTAAAAATAGAGAGTGGAGATTATATTTGTATCGCTGAACCTAAATATAGTTCTCCGACCTACAATCTTGGAAGAATGTTTAGAGTTGCTATGAACTGGGATTTTGATCAAGACACTACGTACAACATCGCTGATGTTTTAGATAACATTCAACGCGGTATCTCTGAACTAGAACGGTACCCTGAAAAGTATGTGCAGTATGAACCTGAAAATAGATGGGGAACAGTTAGCGTTGCATTGGAGGTTTTAAAGTCACTGAAAGAGTGTATTTTAGAACAAGATATTGATACGAAATATTTATATATGAGGTGGTAATATGAGACGATTCATAGCTATCTGGATTCTTGTCTCTGCCGGATTGAACATCTGGCATATGGACAGGATTCGAGATTTGGAAGAGAAAAAGCCGATGGTTGTCTATAAAGCTGATAACGCTGGCGCTGAGATATTCGGGCGTGTCGTTGAAAAAGGACGGCATGGGAAGTTGTATACAGTAACTATCAGAGACTATGGGATTTTCGTAGTTACGAAGGACGTGTATGAGAAAGTGAAAGTTGGGGATGAGGTGTTACTCTAATGGATGATATTTTACAAGCTTTAGCAAAAATGCTAAATATGACTGTTGATGAAGTAAGTTCTTTGCTTACAACATTTAAAGGGAATGCACCACAGATTTATGAAATGTTCGTTAAAGAAAAGATGTTTTATGATCTCTTCAGTCTTTTTCAAATCATGTCAATTGTAATATTTAGTGTTTCTGCAGTAGTTTTAGCAGTTTTAACTCTCATATATTTTACATACGATGGTGGTTTTGTTTATTCCTATGATATACGTACAGGAAAAACCGAGGAAGAAATTAAATTAGAACGCATTGAACGGAAAAGAAAGGACTTAAAAATACCACTAAAAATTAGTTGCATTTCATCAAGCGCAAGCTTGATAACATTAGTTATTGCAATTGTTTTAAAAGCAACTCTTGCACCTAATTATATATTCATCGTGAATGAGATTTTACCAAAATTAACGAAGAGATAGGAGTTATCATGAACACAATAGAGAAAGTCAAACAATGGTTTATTGACCGTGATTTAGAAAACGGTAGGGTCGTTGGATTGATGGTGCTTTCGTCAAAGAGGAGGATTTGGCATGATACCGAAATTTAGAGTGTGGCATTATGAATTAGGTAGACTGATGTCAGTCAAATGTATGTTTTTTCAGGATAGCGAGATTGAAGAATTTGAGTTAAACGATGCTTTAATGAATGATTACATTACAGCTTATCCTGACGAAATCGAACTCATGCAATCAACAGGATTGTTTGACAGAAATGGCAAGGAAGTGTTCGTCGGTGACATCGTTAAATGTACAAGAGGATGTCTCCATGAAGTGTATTTAGAAAAAGAATACGGTGGTACATTCATAGGTGGCATGCCTGCAGTTTATCTAAAAGGATTGAGTGAAGGATATGCGTGGACCGGATATGAGAAAATCATCGGCAACGTCTATGAAAACAAGGAGCTTTTGGAGGACGCAAATGAGACCTTGTAAATATCCATATTCAGGAAGAAGAAAAAGGCAAAAAGTCTCGTCGCCAATATTTTCTGCACGACCAATTTTTAACGAAGTTCCAATTGTAGAAGAAGTTAAGGTTGAGTTCGGAGTTGAAGCTAGTATGGGGCGCATATATCCAGAAACGTTAATACATTTAGATATTTCTGGATACGGAAATAGAGTGCATTCAGTACATCGCTTCCCCGGTATTTTACTGAGTGTTGGTGAGTCAATCCAACTAAAGATGCTTTTCTATAAAAGACTTAGAAATTTTACTACAGATCGTTTCTTGACGTTTAGAGAATCTGATTGGAAGTTCTTTATCCGGGACCTGGTCAACGAATTTAAGCATTAAAAAAAGCCAAGGCACTCTCTACCTCAGCAATAATTTCAAACAATATTATTATATCACAAAGGAGATAGAGAGTGAACAAGGCTAAAGAGCTCTTGAAAGAGTTGCAGGATCTGGACATGGACATCCAAAGCCGTATAGACGAAATTAACGAGCTTGAGGCAGGTTTGCTCTCAAGCCCCAAGTGGATTGACGTCAAAGTCCAAGGTGGTCAAGCTAGAAAAGTTGATGATGTCTATACTCAGCTTGTCGTGATGAAAGAGGCTATAGAACAGGATACTAAAGAGGTTATCAACAGAAAGCTCCAACTAGGTAGGATGATCAATAGGCTTAAAAATCCAAAACATAGAACTATTTTGAGAATGACTTACATCAATAAGATGTACGTTGATGACATCTGTGACAGCATGAGGGGCATAAGTTCTCCTACTTACTATCGTTTGAAGAAACAGGCAGTAAAGGAGCTTGATATTATTATTTCAGAATTGATAGTAAATGATAGTAACTGTACAGGCATGAAGTCTAAAATCTGTTAAAATGGTAGTATCAAGAATTGAAAAGAGAGGTCTCAGAATTGGTAGATGGTTACCTGTAATGTCAGGGGGCTGTAATGGCCTTGGAGGTTCAAGTCCTCCCCTCTCCTTTGAGTGTTTGTGTCCCAGAATGGGGTAGGCAACAGGCTTAGCATTCATATATCACTCATTAACTTAAAAATGGTTGCAGTAGCGACTGGACCTCGCATGATTGCGTAGCTAATTATATTCCGGATAAGTTATAAGCTAGAGGGTTTGATTCCCTCAGAGGTTGTAAAGACTACAAAAAATAAAAAAGAAGTCAAAATTTAATACGCACGCAAGGTTGTAGTCGCCTTGCAAGAAGGTCGCACATCGTGTGGCTTTTTTTGATTATTCGAAGGGTGGTGATGGAAAATTGAGTGGATTGAGAATAAAACAAAAGAGATTTGCAGATGAGTACATCATCTCAGGTAATGCGACGGAAGCCTATAAGAAAGCAGGTTATCGTGTTTCTAGTGATAGAGTGGCAGGCGTTGAAGGACATAAGTTACTAAAGAATCCTAAGATTAAAAGTTATATAGATGAACGGTTGAAACAGCTTGATTCTGAAAAAATCGCAGACCAGCAAGAAGTCCTTAGTTATCTAACCTCGGTAATGCGAGGAGAGACGCAAGAACAGACTTTGATAAGCATCGGAGAATTGGGTCAAACGATTACGGATATTGATGTTGGAGCAAAAGACAGAATCAAGGCAGCCGAACTATTAGGAAAACGTCATAGGCTTTGGACAGACAAAGTAGAGGCAGACGTTTCTGGAACGGTGGTGTTTGCAAATGAGTCAGACATACCAGATTAAGCAAAACGATATTGTCGTTGACTTACCTAAGACAGTAGGAGCTGGGTACGGACAGTTCTGGCGCTCAAGAAATCTTTATCGTGTTGTAAAAGGGTCCCGTGGTTCGAAGAAGTCCAAGACAACCGCTTTGAATTATGTTATCCGTCTTTTGAAATATACTTGGGCTAACTTGCTTGTCATTCGTAGATATTCGAATACGAACAAGCAATCGACTTATACGGATTTTAAGTGGGCTGCTAATCAGTTAAAGGTCGCTCATAAATTCAAATTCAATGAGTCTTTGCCTGAAATAACCATAAAAGCGACTGGTCAAAAAATCCTATTCCGTGGTTTGGATGATGAACTCAAAATCACATCTATCACGGTCGATGTCGGCAGTCTTTGTTGGGCATGGTTCGAGGAAGCATATCAAATTGAGACTGAAGACAAGTTCAGCACGGTTGTTGAGTCTATCCGTGGTAGCTTAGATGTACCTGATTTCTTTAAACAAATCACAGTCACATTTAACCCGTGGAATGAGAGGCATTGGCTCAAGCGTGTATTCTTCGATGAAGAGACGAGACGGGCTGACACATTCGCTACTACAACCACTTACAAATGCAATGAGTGGCTTGATGAAGTCGATATTAAGCGCTATGAGGACTTGTATCACACAAATCCAAGGCGTGCTAGAATCGTTTGTGATGGTGAATGGGGAGTTGCTGAAGGTTTAATCTATGAGAACGTGACCGTCAAGGATTTCGATAAGGATGAATTGCTACGAGATTCAGCTAATAAGTTATGTATCGGTCTTGACTTTGGTTTTACTCACGATCCAACCGCTTTGTGTTGTTCGTTGATAAATGACACGACGAAAGAGATTTATGTCTTTGATGAGGCGTATAAAGTCGGATTGATAACCAAAGAAGTTGCGAAGATGATAAAAGACAAAGGTTATCATCGCTCACAAATCATTGCTGATAGCGCAGAGTCACGGCTGATTGAAGAGCTCAGGTCAGAACATGGCATATCTAGAATAAAAGAGAGTCGGAAAGGTAAGGATAGTATTATGGCAGGCGTATCCAAATTGCAAGGATACACTATTTATGTGCATCCAGATTGTAAAAACATCATGGATGAATTTTATAGTTATTGCTACCAGCGAGATAAAGAAGGCAACTGGTTGAATAAACCAGAGGATAAAAACAACCACTTGATGGACGCTTTGCGTTACAGCCTTCAATGTATCGAAGGTGGGAAAGCAACCGTCCGCAGACGTTCTGATTATGGTCTATAGAGAGGAAAGACATGTACCAATATTTAACCTATCCACGGGATGGATATGATGAGGGTTCTTTGAAGAAAGACCTGATTTACAAATTGATAACGATACATAACACTGAAAGCTCACATTTGAAGAAGCTTAAAAGCTACTACATGGGTGAGCATGCTATCTTAAAACACACGAGACGCAACGTGAACGCACCCAATTACAAGACGGTAGCTAATCATGCCAAGGATATCGCAGACACGGCTACGGGCTATTTTATGGGCAATCCTATCAAGTATAACAATACTGCTGACGGTGATATCGATGAACTACTTACAGCCTTTGATGGTGCTGAGATTGACCAAGTAGATGCTCAGAATGCTTTGAACATGGCTATCTATGGTCGTGCTTACGAGTACATCTATGCTAAAGAAGGATTGACTGAGTTGGATTCAACTAGTATTGATCCGGAGAATACTTTCATGGTCTACGATGATAGTATTGAGCGGAAGCCTTTGTTTGCGGTCTATTACTATGAAGTAAAAGACGATACGAAAGACACTACCAAGTACCAGGCTGAGGTCTTTACCGAAAATCTGCACTATCACATGGTGCTGAGAAGTACAGATTCAGGAACAACTCAGAGCGAGGAGGCAACACCTCACAACCTTGGTCAAATCCCAATTATCGAGTATCGCAATAATCACTTTGCGATTGGCGACTACGAGCAACAGATTAGCTTGATAGACGCTTATAATTCCTTGATGGGGAATCGTGTCAATGATAAGGAACAGGCTGTAGAGTCTATACTTGTCTTGTATGGCACGCAGTTAGCAGACACTCCAGAAGACGCTAAGGTAGCAATGAAGATTCTTTCTGAAGAAGGTCTTTTGGAATTGCCGGGCGATAGTGCAAGGGCTGAGTTCTTGAAGAATACGCTGGACGAAAGTGCTACTGAAATCTTGCGTACAGCTCTTAAAGAGGACATCTACACATTTAGCCATGTGCCTAATTTGACTGATGAGAATTTCGCAGGGAATACATCAGGCGTAGCCATGGAATTTAAGCTGATGGGCCTTGAGATGATTACTAAGACCAAGGAAGCGAACTATAAGCGAGGATTGCGTCAGCGTATTGCGATTTTTGCTCATTACTTAGGCATGAAGCAGATTGCTTTAGAGTCTCATTCAATCGTTCCACAATTCAGTCGTGGTTTGCCTAAGAACTTGTTAGAAATCTCTCAGATTGTGAACAATTTGGAAGGCAAAGTGACCAATAGACAGCTTATTTCTCTCTTGCCGTTTGTGGAAGACCCTGACGCTGAGCTGGAAGCCTTGGAAGAAGAGAAAAAGAAGAACATGGAAGACATGCCGATGTTCAACAAAGACAACACGAAACCCGAAGACGAGGTAGAGGATGAAGAATCAGGAGTATTGGGCGAAGAGGAAAGCCAATCTGATTTACCAGCAGATGGACAAGGCCGAAAAGCAGGCAGACCAGTTCGATAAGGTCTATCAGGAAGCCAAGACTTACTTGGATAAGGAAGTCAATAAGATTTTTGATAAGTTCCAACGTGATTATGGTCTAAGTCAGGTAGAAGCTAGACAAGTATTGAAGAACATGAAAGACAAGAAAAATCTGAATGAACTTCGTAAAGTACTTGAAGCGAGACCGAATGACCCGAACATCCAAAGATTACTAGCTGACTTAGACAGCCCAGCTTATTCTTTCCGTATGAAGCGCCTAGAGCGTTTGAGCGACGATTTAGACCGTATGCGTGAATCTATCTATCATTCAGAGAAGACAGGCTCAGACGCCTTTTATAGCGACTTGATGAAGGATAGTTACTACAAGGCTACCTTTGACCTGCAGCAGCAGACAGGACTAGCATATGGCTTTTCTGGGCTTCCTGAGAACGAGATTAAACATCTACAGTCTTTTAGTTGGGTAGGAGATGGAAGTACGTACTCTACAGACATCTGGAAGAATACGGGGAAGCTTACTTCTAGCATAAAAGATGAACTACTTATGAGCCTCATGACAGGCCGAGATACACGAGAAACTGCACAAGCAATTGCTGAGAGGTTCAATGTAGGTCAGAACGATGCAAGACGTTTGGTTCGGACAGAATCAGCCTTTTTTCATAACCAAATGGAACTACTCAGCTATGAAGAAGCAGACATAGAAAAGTATATCTTTGTGGCCGTCTTAGACAAGCGTACATCACGGATTTGTCAGGAGCATGACAATCAGGTCTATGATAGGGACAAGGCTGTCCCTGGCGTCAATTGTCCACCTATGCATCCGTGGTGCAGGTCTACTACTGTCGGATACGATGAGGACGCAGACTACAGCAAGCTGAAGCGCAGAGCAAGGAATCCAAAAACAGGGAAGACCGAGCTAGTGCCTGCCGATATGACTTATAAAGAGTGGTATAGCAAGTATGTGGATGGCAATAGAGAGTCTATTAAACGTAAAGCGTTTGATAAAACTATTAAAGATGGTATAATAGTAAGTGTATCAGGGACTACAATTGGACACACTCCGCCTGGCAAAATAGGTTTGCCTAATAGTGTAGTTCAGCATAATGCTACAAACGGAGATGTCCTTGGTAGAACTTACTATGATGCTAGAGGTTTTAAAACGAAGGATGTTCATTTTACAAACCATAAACAACCGGCACGTCATCCTTATGGAAAAATCGGAGAACATGCTCATGATTTTGTATTTGATGATGAAGGTAAGTTCGTTAGTAGGAGTACTAGGGAATTAACAGACGATGAAAGAAAGGAGAATCAAGATATATTATGGCGATATTAGATGATTTACAAGCGTTATATGATAATGGATGGGACGCTTCTTTTAATTTTAATGGTCAAGTATGTGGCATTTTCCCTAATTCTATTTATGATATTGTTGTTATTATTGCGGACGACGAATATAGAGCATCTTCTTTTGACGATTTGATTTCTTTACAGATTGAAGGGAAAACTTTACCGGAAATCATGAACGAAGTTGAAGTACAATATGGCTAAAGCACCTAGAGAGATCTAAGTGCTTTTTTCGTACCCAGAAAGGAGTGAGGAATGAAATACCGTAAAAAACCAGTAGTGGTCGAGGCTGTGCAGTGGAACGGCAATAACCATAAAGAGGTAATTAACTTTGCAGAAAATAAGATTTGGTTTGATGCACTTGGGAATATATGGATTGCTACACTTGAAGGTGATATGGTAGCTAAAAAAGGGGATTATATTATCAAAGGCGTGCAAGGAGAATATTATCCATGCAAGCCGGATATTTTTGCAGAAACATACGAAAAAACGGAGGAATAAAATGTTAGAAAAAGCAAAACAATTGGCATCGCAAGAATTTTCACGCTTATCAGGTCGTGAAATCAAAGCAGAAGACTGCTTTGTAGTTTGGTTTAGCAAGACCCTGCAAAACTGGAAAGCTCTTGTTAGTACGAACGCAATTACATCAAGCGAACCTTGTGGAGATTATGCAGAAATTACGCATAATGGAGATAAGAATGAGACTTATGTGGATGTTTACGCCAAGGTTTCAAATCGTGCCATTAAAGATTAGGAGGTGATCCAACATCTTGACTTGCAGGAATAGACTGCTATAAATTACTGTAAATTGCTATAAACCGCATCGAAATCGAGGCGGTTTTCTTATGCCCTAACCGTATGGAATCCCGTACGGTTTTTATATTGTCCAAACTGTACCGATGACAATAAAAGCTGTGCTGTTCCGTCGCCGGACGTAAAGCGAGATTATCGAGTGGCGACGTAATCGCTGGAGGACAATTATGTCAGAAGAAATCAATGCAACTGTATCTACTGAATCAACTGAGACTGTCGACACTCAAGAAAATGTTGATACAGTGCAAGAAGAAAAGCACGAACGAACTTTCACTCGTGCTGAAATCGGTAAGATGCTATCTGCCGAACGCTCTAAATGGGAAGCTGAGCAAGAAGCCAAGGAAAACGAAGCTAAGAAACTTGCCAAGATGAACGCTGACGAGAAACAGAAATATCAGTTGGATCAGCGTGAGCAAGAACTAGCTGACCGTGAAAAGGCTATTGCTCGTAAGGAATTGACCGCAGAGGCTAAAGCAATGCTAAGTGAACGTGACTTACCTGTTGAGTTAGTAAATGTAGTCGATTTGACAAGCGCAGAGACGGTATCACAGTCTGTCGCTGTATTGCAGAAATCATGGGAGCAAGCCGTGCAAAAAGGCGTACAAGAAAAGCTAAAAGGCGGAGCTCCAATGAAGCAAGCGCCAGTCGATAGTGACGGTATCACAAAAGAAGAATTTGCTCGTATGGGGTATCAGAGTCGAAATGAACTCTATCAAAAGAACCCAGAACTCTATAAGAAATTGAAAGGTTAAAATAAATGACAGCAGGACAAACTAAATTAGCCACTATGGTTAACCCAGAAGTGATGGCGGACATGGTTTCCGCTAAACTACCTAAATTGATTAAATTCACTCCGCTTGCTTATGTGGAAACAGCGCTCCAAGGACAACCAGGGAACACTTTGACAGTTCCAGCTTGGGAGTACGCAGGAGATGCGACAGAGGTTGGAGAAGGTCAAGCTATTTCTCCAGACCAATTGACTACTAAAAAGACCACTATGACCATCAAAAAGGCTGCTAAAGGTTATGAAATTACCGATGAAGCTCTTTTGTCAGGTCTTGGCGACCCACTAGGTCAAGCTACTTATCAGCTTGGTTTGGCTATTGCTAACAAGATTGATGATGATTTGGTCGCAGTAGCTAAAACTGCAACACAACATATTACAGAAACTCCTACAACTCTTGCAGCAATTGATAAAGCTCTTGAGATTTTTGAGGACGAAGAAGATGCGCAATATGTTGCTATCATCAACCCTAAAGATGCTATCAAGCTAAAAACTGACGTAGCAAAAGAATGGACTAAAGGTTCAGAGCTTGGTGCAGATATGGTTGTATCCGGAACGTTCGGTGAAGTTGCCGGTGTGCAAATCGTCCGTTCTAAAAAAGTTGATGAAGGTAAAGGCTTTATCGTCAAAGTCTCTCCTAGCCAAACTCAGACAGACGATGCCAACAAATATGGTGCGTTTGTTATCATGCTAAAACGTGATGTGGCTATCGAAACAGACCGTGACATCCTTAAAAAGACAACGGTTATCACTGGCGATGAACACTATGGTGTTTACCTATACGACCCTACACGAGTTGTAAAATTCGGTGAGTAAGAGGTGACGATATGAGCTTATTGCTACGACGTCATTATATCCAAGAGGAGCAGGTTATCCAGTATTCTGATTTAGAGAATAAGACTCTAGAAGAGTTGAAGAATCTAGCCAAAGAAGCTGGCATAGCTGGCGCCTATAAGTTATCAAAAGCCGAAATTGTAGAGGTGCTGGAGGATTTAAAAAGTGAAATTTAAAATCAAACAAGATTTCTATGATTGGGAATCAAATGTGAAACGACTGGCAGGAGGGGAACTTGAGATTACTGAGGAGCGCTATGTTGAGCTGGCTGACAATATTGCCAGCAACGGTGTTGCTATCTCAGATGTTCTTGAGAAAATCCTCCCTGAACCTGAGTTCTTAGAAGAGGATTGATATGTCTATAGAGTTGCTGAAGAAATTAACAGGCGAAGAAGATACTCAGCTTCTCATGTTGTTCCAAACAAGGGCTACAAATCTTATCTTGTCAGAGACTAATCGCACATCTTTGACACCTGCTTTAAGTCTTTTAATACCTGAGGTTGCTATCGAGCTCCACAACCGCTCAGGAGCGGAAGGAGAGCGTTCTAGAACCGAAGGTGGTATAGCAGTAGTCTACGGAGAAAATGGCCTGTCTACGGGTCTTCTACAGCGAATACGCATGCACAGGCTAGCAAGGGTGGCAGGTCATGTTTTTGAAGCAGAGTAGACTGAAACCTTATCCAATGCGACGGTTTGAAAAGACTGTCACTGAGGAAGGTGTCGCGAAAGAAGGGTATGCCAAGGAAGCTGAGACAATCCGTCTTGAATTGTGGCCAGCTGGTAGCAAGTTGCAATCTGAATTGTATGGTGAGCGTGTCAATGATATTTTGAATGCCAATGCCAACAAATCAGCTACTATCAAAGTGAAAGATGGTGTGTGTATCGATAGCCAGACAGAAGTGACTCATAAGGTCATTTCTAAAAAGGTCTACACACATCATCAAGTTTTGGAGTTAGAGCGTGTCAGGGCTACTAGGGGCAGATAGGCTTATAGCTAAATGTAGACGATTGGCTAGTAAAAAAACTGGCGAGGATATCGTCTTACGTGCGGTACACAATGCTACTATAAAGGTTGTCCAAGCAGATGCAAGAAGACTCGCACCAGCGAGAGATGGAGAGCTTATAACTAGTATCAAAACTAGGGCAAAAATGGACGGAGATAAGGCTATAGGCGAAGTTTACACCAACCTTAAATACGCTCCTTACGTTGAGTTTGGAACAGGACCAATAGGACAAGCTAACCATTCGGGTATCTCTCCAGAGGTCAGCGTAACTTACAAGTCTAGTCCGTGGTATGTGCATGAAGACCAAATCAATGTAGGACCTTACCACTTTCAAAAGATTGGGGAGTTCTACAAGATGTATGGTCAACCTGCCCAGCCTTATCTTTATCCAGCTTTGAGAGACAATCAAGAGCGTGTGTCTAAGAATATTTCGAATTATGTCCGTAGAAAGATAAGAGAACAAATAAAATGATTAATATCAAGCCTGTTATTTATAAAGAATTGCAAAAGGTTGCAGATAATGTGACCGATACTTATCCTAGCGATTGGGAGACTTTCCCAGTCGTTATTTTTTTAGAAGAACAAAACAAGCCGGGTGATTGGTTTGATGACCAGGAACAAAAATCATCTATCCGCTATAAGGTGGATATCTTTGATGATACCAGCACTAGTGAGTTAGCTGTTAAAATCAATCAGATTTTTGAGTCTTTAGGTTTGCGAAGAACTGACTGCCAAGACGTGCCAGACCCGTCTCATTTGAGACATAAGGTCATGCGTTTTGAAGGTGTCGTTGATTTAGACTCAGAGCTTGTTTTTCAATTTAGAATGGAGAATTAAACATGTTAGCAAATGGAATTAAATTGGCCTTTAGTGAAACGAAAGGCAATTATCAGAATCTTGTAGGGCTTAAGGAAGTACCTGAATTTGGTATCGAGCCCGAAAAAGTAGAAAATACTACTCTTGCAGATACGGTGAAGAAGTACGAGTTTGGTATCGGGGACGCAGGAGAACTTGAGTACAAGTTCGCTTATAATAATTCAAGCGCAACAGCTCCTTACCGTGTATTACGTAAGGCAGCAGATGGCAAGAAAAAACTCTACTTTGAACAAACCTACCCAGACGGTACTAAGGTCACTTTTGAAGGTCAAGTATCCGTTAAACTGGGCGGTGGCGGCGTTAATGCCGTTATCGAGTTCACACTTAAGATTGCATTGCAGTCTGAATTGACATTCGTTGATGGAATTGGAGGTTAATTAAATGGCGTTAAAATACACAACTTGGAAAGTTACTGACGAAAAAGAGTTGAAGCTACGTTTGACATCTCATCAAGCTGCAACTGTGGAAGAAAAAATCGGCATGAACTTGTTAAAGATTTTCATGCCTGAAGCTGGCGAAGAGTTCACTTTACCGCCTTTGAAAGTTATGCTGTTGTTAGTTCATGGAGCCTTGCAGCAGTATGAACATGGGTATTCCTTTGAAGATGTCTACGACCTATACGATGAATACGTGGATAACGGCGGAGACCAAACGACATTCATGACAGAGGTGTTGATGCCGCTATTTGAAGTATCGGGTTTTACTCCACGAGGAAGCAAGGACAAGAAAACTTCCAAGAAGAAAATGACAGTAGTCGAGTAATCTTAACGGTAACGCAGATTATTGAGAGGCTTTATCCTATGTTTTTAGACATCGGGGGCAAGCCTCTTGATTTTTGGGATTTAACGGTGCTTGAAATCAGGGAAATGATAGAAAGCTACAACCGTGTCAAAATCCAAGAGCGTAAAGAAAAGATTATTGACTCGTACATACTTTCGCGAATGATAACTAATCATGTTTCCTTATTACTGTCCAATGACGCTAAGATTGTTGAGCTTTGGGAATATGCGCCTGAGTTGTTTGTAGAAGAACAGCAAGCAGTAGAACAGGAACGACAGAGACAAGCGCTTTTGTTGCATAAGGAACGGATGCGTGATTTTGCAGAGAGACATAATCGAAAAAGGAAGGAGGAAGTAAATGGCAACTCTTGATGAATTGAAGGTCATGATTGACGCTGAGATAGCGCCTTTCAGGAAAAAGATGAAAGAAGTCGAGAATCAGGTCAAAGGAACATCTGACCAAGTGAAAAATGCCACTGCCAAAGTTCGTGAACAGTCGAACTCAATCGGTAGTGCGTTTGGTAAGCTGGCTAAGTTTGCTGGTTTTGCAATCCTTGGTAAGAAATTACTTGATGTTGGAATGTATTCAACGCAGACAGCTCTTGAAGTGTCAGCGTCTATGAACCAAATCAAGCGACAGATGGGCGAGAGTTCGCAATCTTTCTTGAAATGGGTTAACGATAACGCCAACGCTATGAATATGGGAGTGGGTGAGGCGACCAACTACGGTGCAGTCTATTCAAACTTATTTTCTGGATTTATCAAAGATACCAACAAGCTAAGCGCCTATACTGCTAAGATGTTGCAGACATCGGCAGTGGTTGCTGAAGGTTCAGGGCGCACGATTACAGACGTTATGGAGCGGATTCGCTCAGGTCTACTAGGGAACACCGAAGCAATTGAGGATCTAGGAATCAACGTCAATGTGGCTATGATTGAGTCCACTGAAGCCTTTAAGAAGTTCGCAAACGGACAAAGCTGGCAACAATTAGACTACCAAACCCAGCAACAAATCCGCCTTATGGCTATTCTGGAACAGGCTACAGCCAAGTATGGGAATACCTTGTCTAATTCTGTAAATGGTCGTATCAGCCTGTTTAAGTCGCTGATGAAGGACGCAGCATTGAACCTTGGTAACTCTATGTTACCGATTATCAATGCCATTATGCCTGTCTTGAACTCTTTTGCTATGGTTTTGAAGAACGTGACGGCTAAACTCGCTGAGTTTATCGCTTTGATGTTCAACAAGAAAGCTACGGTAAAAGATGGTGTTGGTGGAGCAGTTGGAGACATGGGTAACGCCATGAAGGATGCTGCAGGCGGAGCAGGAGACCTTGCTGACGCAGTAGACGACGCTGGAGATTCAGCAGGAGGACTTGCTGACAATCTTGGAGACTCCGCCAAAAACGCTAAGAAGGTCGCTAAAGAGTTGCTAGGTCTTTTGGGATTTGATGAGATTAACATCTTGCAAAAACCAAAAGATGACGACGCAGGCGGTTCTGGAGGCGGTGGCAAAGGTGGTAAAGGAAAGGGAGGCGGTGGCGGACCTTTCAAAGACATCTTGCCAGAAGTCGAGTTGACCGACATGGACAACAAATTCAAGAGCATTTTTGATGGTCTTGGAGATAAGCTCAAAGGGTTGTTTGACCTCTTCAAGAAAGGTTTTGATGCAGCATTTAGACCAGAAGGTATAAAACGCATTAAGACTGCCTTAGACCAAATAGCTAAGACAATGGGAGAAATCGCCACTGACCCAAGGGTTGTGAATGCCTTTAACCGAATGGCTGAGAAAATTGCTTATGCTTTAGGGCAAGTGACAGGCTCAATAACCACTATCGGGCTAGGTATCGGTGTTTTCCTTGCCGAAAGTATTGCAAATGGCCTTGGAAGGCAAAAAGAACGCATTATCAGGGCGCTAGTCGCTTTGTTTGATAATGTTGGTAACCTTTCCGAGGCAGTAGGAAACATAGCTCAGGACTTTTCTAGTGCTTTCTACGACGTCATTACCTCAACTGGTGCAGTTCGTATCGGTAGCGCTATTGTGTCAACTCTGTTGAGTTTGACATCTACCATTGTTGAAGTTGGTAGTAAATTAGCAGGAAGTTTGTTTAAAGGTTTTGAAAAAGTCGTTGTGACAAGCGCTCCTAAAATTTCATCAGTCTTCCAAAGTTTATTAGATACTGTTGCGCCTGTATTTGAGAGCATTGAAAGGTCTGTTAACAAATTTGGCGATGGCTTAAGTCGTGTTTATGATGAACATGTAGTCCCTGCTATTAACTCTATTGCTAATGCTTTTAATGGGCTAATTGACATTATTCAGATTCTCTGGGAGAATTCCTGGCAACCTTTTGCTGAGTTTTTATCAGGAGTATTCGGTGTTAGTATTGAAGGAATTTCAGATTTATTAGGAGGTGGCCTTTTAGCCACTTTGGGACTATTGGCGGATGCTATTAAGTTAGTGGCAGATGGTTTCACCGTTTTTTCTGACTGGTGTAAAGAAAACAAAGAACCTATCGTAGCTTTGATAACAACTTGGCAAACGATTAATTTCTTATCATGGGCAGAACAAGCTGGAGGACTTGCAGGAGCATTCAGCTTGTTAGGTAGTAAGATCTCTTCGATTGTTGGAGGGATTAAGAATCTAGGTCTTGCTATTAAAGCATTGACATTTGATAAGTTGGTCAGTTTTGCTGAAACAATCTATTTGAACACCTTATATGCAAAAGATTTTGTGGTCAATTCAGGTAAAACAATTGCACAGCTAGGAAAAACTGCTTTAGAACTTGGTAAATCAGCTCTAGCATGGACTGCTCATGCAGCGAAAATGGGATTAGCAACCGCGGCGGAATTTGCACATTCTGTTGCAGCAGGAGTCGCTACAGCTGCAACATGGGCTTTTAATGCAGCGTTAGCTGTTTTGACAAGTCCAATAACATGGGTTATTGCAGCAATCGCAGCTTTGATTGCTATCGGTGTCTTGCTCTACCAAAATTGGGACACCGTTATTGAGTTTGCTAAAACTGCATGGCAAGGACTATGTGATTTTATTAGTGGTATTTGTCGAGCTATTGGCGAATTTTTCAGTGGTCTATGGACAAAACTACAAGAAATCTTTGAGCCAATAGGTCAATGGTTTGGCGAGAAGTTCCAGCAAGCATGGGATGCTATCGTTAATATCTTCACACCAATCGGCTCATGGTTTGGACAACGTTGGGCGGATGTGACTAGTGCCTTGGCTAATATCGGGGCATGGTTTACTGACATGTTCCAAAAAGCATGGACTGGTCTAACCAATATCTTTAGCAAACTAGGTTCTTGGTTTGGTGAGAGGTGGAACGATGTTACAAGTGTTCTTGCGAATGTATCTTCTTGGTTTGGGAATATGTTTACTAGTGCTTATAATGCAGTCAAGAACGCGTTTAGTTCAATTGGTGGCTTCTTCAGCGGTGTATGGTCAACGGTTCAAAGCATATTTGTCAATGCTGGACAAAAGGTTGGTAGCGCTGTAGGTGGGGCTTTCAGAAGTGCAGTCAATGGTGTTCTTGGGACTATTGAAAATGTAGTCAATGGCTTCATCGGAATGATTAATGGAGTTTTAGGCGTTGTCAGAAACTTACCTGGTCTAGGATGGGTTGGTAGTGTAAGCACAGTTAGCCTCCCTCGTCTTGCCCGTGGTGGTATCGTCGATAGCCCAACAATCGCCATGATTGGTGAAGCTGGTAAAGAAGCGGTCGTACCACTTGAAAATACAGGCTTTATCCAAACCCTTGGGCGAGTTGTCAGCAGTGCGGTAGTAAATGCCATGGCTGGTATTAGTCCACAAGGTGGTTTTTCTGGCGACGGCGACATCGTTATTCAAATTGCAGGACATGAGTTCGGACGGGTAGCTATCCAAGAAATTAACAAGGAACATGAACGAGCAGGTCAAACCTTGCTCAAGATTTAGGAGGTTAAATGGCACAATTGACAATCAATGGGGTGGCTGTGAAGCCTCCCAAATCTTTTCAAGTCGGTATTCAAGATATCGATGGAGAGACAGGGCGTAATGCCAATGGCGACATGGTGCGTGACCGTATCACGACCAAACGCAAACTAGACTGTGAATGGGGTATGATGACTCAGGGAGAAATAAGTCAGCTTTTACATGCTGTATCATCTAAATTTTTTGAGGTGTCTTATCCAGACCCCATGGATGGCCAAGTCACAAAGACTTTCTATGTCGGTGATAGGACAGCTCCTAGCTATACCTTTACTGAGAAGTTTAAACCTTGGTCTGGCGCTAAATTTAATCTGGTAGAGAGGTAAGAAAATGGACGCTTTAACTAGACGACAATTTGACAGAGCCATGTTTGCCAAGGAAAGGACGCTGGCTATTCGTGTTGGTGATTATACTTCACGGGATATCAAAGAGGCTAGTTTTGAGTATGGCTACATCAAGGGCGATACTTATAAGCCTGGTGGAACCTGCGCTGGTAGCGGTAAAATTACCTTTACCAGTATCATTACCACGTTCAATAAGCTGGATACCCTGCACCCTGAGATTGGTCTACTGGTTGGGGATACCTACCAGTGGGTCAAGATGGGGGAATACTTCATCAACGATATTGAGATTGACCGAAACCGAAACACTACCACGCTTGAACTTATGGACGGTATGTTTAAGCTCAATCGTGAGTATGTGACGGACTTGCATTTCCCAGCTGAAGTACGAGAGGTTATTCAGGAAATCTGCCTGAAAACAGGCATTGAGTTAGCGAATGACTATTTCGGAATCAGCGCGATGCGTTATCATATTGAGCAAGTTCCTGAGGGCAAGAAACTTTCCTTTAGGGATATGCTGAGCGCTATGACTCAGATGATTGGGATGTCTTGTTTCTTCAACAGAGAAGGCAAGATGGAAATCCGTGATTTGACTGAGTCCAATATCACGATCAACGCTGACAGTTACTTCTTGCATGGCTTGACCAAGAGTGAGATTGAGTATCAGATATCTGGTATCACTTGTAAGACGGACAAGAAGTCTCTGACGGTCGGTATGAAGACAGGTCGGTCTTTGGAACTGGACAATGTCTTCATGACCCAGAGCGCTTTAAATGACTTGTATTACAAACTGAAAAACCTAACTTACTATCCGTATAATCTCAACTACCAAGGACATTTGTTACTTGAGGTTGGGCAGTGGGTAACCATTCAGACCAACAAGAAAGAGACTTTTAAAGTTCCCGTGTTAAGTCAGAGCTTTACCTTTAAGGGTGGTCTGAGAGGTCGTATCAGTGCAGATAGTAAGGCTGGAAATGATACTCAGTATTCTTACGAGGGAACGATTACTAAGCAGATAAAGCAACAAGATGGCGTTGAAGCAAAAATCCAAGCGCAGATTGAAGCAGCAGATAAAGATTTTGACCAAAAGGTCGACAAAATCAAAAAAGACTTTAACGATCAAGTAGAACTGGCCAAAGCCAGAGCTGAAGAAGTCAAGAGAGAACTGTCTGACACTATCAATCAGCGATTTAATAGCTTTGACAACGGGCCATTGAAAGAAACTAAGAGCAAGGCTGAGGAAGCTTTGCGAAATGCTGGCGCAAGTACCCTGCTTGCACAGGAAGCTAAGCGGATTGGGCTGGATTCTGTCGCTAGACTTGAAGCGTTTAAGTCGCAGACTACGAGCGCACAAATGGCTCTGTCGGGTGACTTGGACGCTCTGAAACGGACTATCGCGAATGATATTCGACCGAAGCAAGCACAGGCTGAAGCTGAGATTGCCAAGCAAGTTGAAGCACTTAGCCGGACTAAGAATGAACTGTCTGGCGCAAGTACCCTGCTTGCACAGGAAGCTAAGCGGATTGAGCTGGATTCTGTTGCTAGACTTGAAGCGTTTAAGTCGCAGACTACGAGCGCTCAGACGGCTTTGTCAGGTGACTTGGATGTTCTAAAACGAACTATCGCAAACGATATTCGACCGAAGCAAGCACAGGCTGAAACTGAGATTGCCAAGCAAGTTGAAGCACTTAGCCGGACTAAAAATGAACTGGCTGGCGTGAAGTCAGCGCAAGCGACGTATGAGGAGACGACGACTCGTAGACTGTCAGAACTGACCAACTTGGCCAATGGTAAAGCCAGCAAGTCAGAACTCACGCAGACGGCTGAGGAGCTGGCTAGTCGGATTGCGAGTGTGCAGGCATCCGGTCGAAATCTATTCTTGAACTCACTATTCAAGCAGGATATTTCAAAAACAGGAATTTGGACAACGAGTACATATACGGCTACTATCGATAGCG